ACACCAACTCAATCACCCACACAGACAAAAACACCAACAAATACTGCTACATCATCAAGAACACCTACTCAGACAGTTACAAGAACAATTTCAGAATCACCAACTCAAACACCAACTCAAACTCAGACAAGTACTCAAACACCTACTCAAGGAGCTACACCTACAGTTACTAGAACAAGAACACCAACCCAGACACAAACACAAACTCCAACACAATCACCCACACAAACCGCTACAATAACTAGGACGAAATCTATTACTCAATCTGTATCACCTACACAGACACCCACTCAAACACAGACACCTACCAATACACCAACTCAATCTAGAACGCAAACCAGAACTGCAACTAATACAAGAACAGCTACTCAAACAAGAACAGCTACACAAACAGTTACTTCTACTTCAAGTAGAACAGCTACTCAAACACAAACTGTTACCCAGACTGCTACAAAAACTGGTACCAGGACACCAACTCAAACGAGAACGGGTACACAAGGAGCTACACCTACACAAACACCTACACAAACAGTTACCCAGACACCCACTCAGTCAAGAACACAAACACCAACACAAACAAGGACAATTACAAGAACCTCCACGCAAACAAGAACAGCTACACAAACAAAAACAAGAACCCAGACACCTACACAGTCAAGAACTGCAAGTCAGACACCCACAAGAACAGAAACACCTACTGCTACTCAAACACCAACACAGACAGCAACTCTTACTAGAACAGCTTCTCAAACACAAACACCTACTCAAACAAAAACAAGAACTCAAACACCAACTCAGACAAGAACAGCTACTCAAACACAAACGCAAGGCGCAACAGCTACTAGAACACCTTCTCAGACCGTTACAAGGACCCAAACACCAACACAATCCCCTACACAAACACCTACTCAAACAGCGACAAGAACACAAACACCTACCAAAACCATAACTCAGTCACCTACAAGAACACAATCTCCAACAAAAACAGCTACTCAAACACCGACACAGACAGAAACAAAAACACCAACACAAACACCAACACAAACCGCTACAAGATCTAGAACACCTACCGATACAAGGACACCTACACAAACAGCGACAAGAACTCAGACACCAACACAAACAAGAACTTCTAGTCAAACGGCTACCAGAACACAAACACCTACGCAGACTCAAACAGGTACACAAACACAAACACCCACTCAAACAGCTACTCGAACCCAATCCCCTACTTTCACACCAACCCAAACAGCTACAAGATCTAGAACACCATCGCAAACAGTTACAGCATCATCAACAAGAACAGCAACACAAACTCGTACTTCTACACAAACTAAAACTAGGACACAAACTCCAACACAAACACCAACAAGAACCGCTACTCAAACCAAAACTAGGACACAAACACCTACACAAACAGCTACTAGAACAAGAACCCAATCTCCTACTAGAACTCAATCTCCAACCGTTACTGTAACAGCATCAAGAACAGCTACCCAAACGCCAACAAAATCTATAACGCAAACAAAAACAAGAACACAAACACCTACTCAATCAAGAACAGCAACAAGAACACCAACACAGACACAAACTAGAACAGAAACACCTACACAAACACCTACTAGAACACCTACCCAGACTAGAACAAAAACAAGTACTAGAACTGCTTCTCAAACTCAAACACCAACCGTAACTGCTTCTCCTACTAGAACAGCTACTCAGACAAAAACAAGAACTCAGACACCTACTCAATCACAGACAGTTACAAGAACAAGAACACCAACCCAGACAGAAACACGTACTCAAACTAGAACAGCTACACAGACAAAAACAAGAACTCAGACACCTACACAAACACCTACACAGACTAGAACACAAACACGTACTGCTACGCAAACAGAAACAAGAACACCTACACAGACACAGACAAGAACGCAAACACCTACACAGACAAGAACAAGAACGCAATCCTCCACTGTAACTAGGACTCGAACAGCAACACAAACAAGAACACATTCACAGACAGTAACAAGAACACAAACTCCAACACAAACGGCTACAAGAACACCTACACAAACTAGAACACGCACACAAACACCTACACAAACAAGAACGGCCACACAAACTAAAACAAGAACACAAACACCTACTCAGACACAGACATCTACAAGTTCTAGAACACCTACTCAAACGAGAACACGCACACAAACACCTACACAAACAAGAACAGCTACTCAAACAAAAACAAGAACTCAGACACCTACTCAGACAAGAACAGCTACTCAAACACAAACACAGACAAGTACAAGAACTCCTACTCAAACAAAAACAAGAACTCAAACACCCACACAGACTAGAACAGCTAGCCAGACTCAAACAAGAACCCAAACACCTACAAGAACGAGAACAGCTACGCAGACTAGAACACCTACACAGACCAGGACTGCTACTCAAACACCAACCCAGACGAGAACAAGAACCCAAACACGTACTGCAACACAAACAGCAACAAGAACTACCACCCAAACGAAAACACGCACACAAACACCTACACAGACTAGAACACGAACCCCATCACAAACAGTTACACCTACAGTTACAAGAACACGAACACCAACACAAACTCAAACAGGTACTAGAACACAAACACCAACTCAAACAAGAACAATTACAAGAACAGATACGCCTGATTCTACAAGAACACGTACTCCTTCACAAACCGCTACTGCAACTAAAACTAAAACAAGCACTAGAACACCTACACAAACAGCTACAAGAACTACCACCCAAACGAGAACACGTACACAAACACCTACTCAAACACCTACTCAATCAAGAACACAAACACCTACAAATACGGTAACAAGGACAAGGACACCGACCCAATCAAGAACACCGACACAAACAAGTACAAGAACCGAAACACCAACTCAAACAAGAACGGCTACACAGACAAGAACACGTACACAAACGCCTACACAGACTCAGACACCCACACAAACACGATCACAGACACCGACACAGACAAGAACACGAACCCCATCACAAACACGTACTCGGACACAAACAGCTACAAGATCTAGAACACCAACACAAACATCAACTCAAACAAGAACTAGAACTGCTACACAAACTCGCACTAGAACACAAACACCTACTCAATCACAGACGGCTACAAGAACGAGAACGCCAACACAAACAAGAACAAATACTCAAACATCTACGAGAACACAAACACCTACCCAGACTAGAACACCTACTCAAACACAGACAAGAACACAAACCCCGACACAAACAAGAACATCTACAAGAACTCAAACACCAACTCAAACAAGATCTGCTACACAAACACGTACTAGGACACAAACACCAACTCAAACACCCACACAGACATCTACAAGAACCCGTACTCAAACTAGAACGGCAACACAAACTAAAACAAGAACTCAGACACCCACACAAACTTCTACTAGAACTACTACACAAACCAGGACGCAAACACCTACACAAACTAGAACACCCACTCAAACATCTACAAGAACTCAAACACCAACGCAAACAAGAACAGCTACACAGACAAGAACTAGAACTCAGACACCTACTCAAACAAGAACAGCTACACAGACAAGAACACGTACACAGACACCTACAAGAACAAGGACTCCAAGTCAAACACAAACACCAACACAAACAGTTACAAGAACACGAACACCAACACAAACCAGAACGGCAAGCAATACACAAACAAGAACAAGAACTAGAACACCAACCCAGACACCAACCAATACAAGAACCGAAACACCAACAAGAACGAGAACCCCAACACAAACAAGAACACCATCTCAAACGCAGACAAAAACGCAGACAAGAACTGCTACGCAAACTCGTACCAGAACTCAGACGCCAACGCAAACAAGAACTGCTACAGAAACAAAAACACCTACTCAAACCCGCACCAGAACACAAACACCTACTAGAACACAAACACCCACACAGACTAGAACACCAACTCAAACGCGCACTAGAACTCAAACACCAACAGTTACTATAACAAGAACTGCTACTCAAACCCGTACCCGAACACAAACACCTACGCAGACAGCTACTCGTACAAGAACAAAAACAAGAACACAAACACCTACAAGAACGAGAACTCCAAGTCAAACACAAACACCCACACAGACAGCTACACGTACAAGAACACCAACACAGACTGCTACTAGTACAAAAACCAGAACAAGGACACAAACACCTACACAAACTGCTACTAGAACACAAACTCCTACCCAGACAAGGACACCATCGCAAACACGTACTAGGACGCAAACGCCCACTAGAACACGTACACAGACACCCACTCAAACACCCACTCAAACTCCAACACAAACAGTTACCAGAACAAGAACTGCTACACAAACTCGTACCAGAACTCAAACACCAACACAAACAAGAACCGCTACGAGCACTAGAACCAGAACTCAGACATCCACTAAAACAAGAACAAGAACTCCTACACAAACACGCACCCAAACACCAACAAGAACTAGAACGCCTACACAAACACCAACTCAAACAAGAACAATAACAAGAACTGATACACCAGATTCTACAAGAACTAGAACACCTAGTCAAACACAAACACCTACCCAAACTAGAACACAAACGCCTACTAGAACTAGAACACAATCACCTACTCAAACAAGAACAGCATCTCAAACAAGAACCAGGACTAAATCTCCTACACGTACTAAATCTATTACTCAAACTAAAACAAGAACCCAAACACCTACTAGATCCAGAACACCGACCCAAACTAGAACCAGGACACAAACACCTACAAAAACAAGAACACAAACGCCTACTAGAACCAGGACACAAACACCTACAAATACAGCAACGAGAACTAGAACACCTACACAAACACGTACGGCTACTAATACTAGAACTAGAACCCAGACACCAACAAGATCTAGAACTCCAACTCAAACAAGAACAAGAACACAATCTCCAACAAGAACAGCAACTAGAACCAGAACGAGAACACCTTCTCAAACGGCTACTAGAACGAGAACTAGAACAAGAACACCAACTCAAACGAGAACAAGAACTCAAACTAGAACTCGTACTCAAACACCAACAAGAACTAGAACACCAACTCAAACGAGAACTAGAACCCAGACACCAACACGTACAAGAACACCTACGCAAACAAGAACTAAAACTAAAACAAGAACACCTACAAGGACCAGAACGAGAACGAGAACGCCTTCTCAAACTGCTACAAGTACTGTAACTAGAACTAGAACTCCAACTCAAACTAAAACAAAAACTAGAACACCTACAGTAACAAGAACACGAACACCAACTCAAACACGAACAAAAACTAGAACACCAACACGTACTAGGACACAAACACCTACAAGAACGAGAACACCTACTTATACTAGAACAAAAACTAAAACAAGAACACCAACAAATACAAGAACTAGAACTCGAACACCTACACAAACACGTACGTCTACTAATACCCGTACTAGAACTCAAACGCCTACTAGGACTAGAACACCTACTAGAACGAAATCTATTACTCAAACTAAAACTAGAACACAAACACCTACTAGAACAAGAACCCCTACTAGAACAAAATCTATAACTCAAACGAGAACAAGCACCAGTACAAGAACTCGAACTCAAACACCAACGAGAACGAAATCTATAACTCAAAGTAAAACTCGTACTCCAACGAGAACGAAGTCAATTACACAATCTAAAACGAGAACACCTACAAGAACGAAATCTATAACCCAAAGTAAAACTCGTACTCCAACGAGAACGAAGTCAATTACACAATCACCTACTTATACAAAAACTAGAACTAAAACTAAAACTAGAACACCTACAGTAACGAAATCTATTACACAAAGTAAAACAAGAACACCTACAAGAACAAAATCAATTACGCAAAGTAAAACCCGTACACCCACTAGAACAAAATCTATTACTCAAAGTAAAACACGTACTCCTACGGTAACGAAATCTATTACACAATCTAAAACGAGAACGCCTACTAATACACCTACTAATACGAAAACTAAAACGAGAACGAGATCAAAAACTCCTACTAGTACAAAAACTAAAACCAAAACACCTACAAAAACCAGAACACCAACTAAATCACCATCAGGAGGACCTGTAACTCCTACGGTGGTGATGTTTAATAACTTTAATAATACCCCAACTACTACTAGTGCTTATGGGTGTGCTTATGTTGAAGATGGTAGCCCTGGTCCTGCATATGGAAATATTTCTTCTAAGTATGTTACATCTGGTGGTGTATATACATCTACTACTAGATGTTGGATGTGTGATTCCGGTAGTACACCTAGTGGTAGTACAGGGCCTAATGGTGGTGTTGTTGATACTACTATGGCTACGAGTGGCACTGCTAATTCGAGTTCTTCTTATAGATATTTGTATTGTGAAACATCAAGCCCTAACACCACAAGTACAACGTTTGGTTATCTGTTAAAAACTAATAATGTTCCTGCAAGTAAAACAGTTAAGGTAGAATTTTGGTATCATATGTATGGATCGAATATGGGTACCATGGTCATAGGTTTTGGTGAAAAAACCGGAACAACTTCCTATTCACAAAAAGGGTCTGTTACTTTATCTGGACAACAACAAGCAAGTCAGGGAGCTGCTTGGTTAAAGAGCTCTAATACATATTCACACGGTGGTACAACTAGACAAAATTATGTTTCTTTATATTATATTTCAGGTGGCGGGTTTAGAGGAGATGCATGTTTTGACTCTGTAGAAGTTTCTTATACATAACAATTCTAGTTGATATTTTAATTTTGAATGTTAAAATATCTTGATGCCAGGAATAAAAATCTATAGAAAAAGTAGGTTAAAAAATGAAAATACTGAAAAGATAGTAGAACAAACTATCCAAGAAGTAAAAAATGACGAGGAGGTTAATACCGAATCATTACCAACACCCGAAGAAGAACCGCAACCATATGTAATAAAAGATTATAATAGCGTTATAGATCCTTCTTTTTATCAAACATTTCCTGATCATCTTAAAGGTAATCAACAAATTTTTATTCAAATAGCTGCATATAGAGACCCTGAATTAGTACCAACTATTGAAAGTATTATTGCTAATGCAGATGAACCAGATAACTTAAGATTTGGTATTTGCTGGCAACATCATATGGACGACGATTTCGATAAAGAAATGTATGAATATATGAAAGATGAAAGGTTTCAAGTAATTGATGTAGATAATAAAAGAGGGCACGGTACTTGTTGGGCAAGACACTCTATACAACATCTATATTGTGAAGAAGAATTTACTTTAGCAATTGATTCTCATCATCGTTTTGTTCCTGGCTGGGATTCAAAGCTAAAAAGCATGTATTATTATTTGCAACAAAAAGGTCACACAAAACCTCTTCTCACTGGTTACATTACTAGTTATAAACCATGGTTAGAAAACAGCGACGATACTGGAGAATATTCATTAGAAAATGGTTTTGAAACAGAACCTTGGAAAATGGTCTTTGATAGATTTATTCCAGAAGGTGCTATTTTCTTTTTGCCTACATCTATGACTGGAAAAGAACTTCAAGAGCCGATACCTTCAAGATTTTATTCAGCACATTTTTGTTTTACTGGAGGTGAATTTTGCAGAGAAGTAACTCATGATCCTAATTATTATTTTCATGGAGAAGAAATTAGTATAGCAGTAAGAGCTTACACACATGGATATGATTTATTTCACCCAAATGAAATTATAGCTTATCATGAATATACAAGAAAAGGTAGACCCCATCACTGGGATGATTGCAATAAAAAGCAAGGGCGTAAACATGATTGGTGGGAAGTAAATGAAATGTGCCATAAACGAAATAGAATTTTATTTGGTATGGATGGTGAAGATCCTAATCAAATTAATTTCGGAGATGAATATGGTTTTGGTAAAGTTAGAACAGTAGAACAATATCAACATTATTCGGGTATAAACTTTGAAAAAAGAGCTATAACCCAAGATGTAAGAGATAGTGTAAATCCTGTTTACCCGCATAATGGTACCCCTTATGAAGATATTAATTGGTTGAAAAACTGGTGTATAGATTTCTTTATACCTTGGGATGAATTACCAGAAACTTATGATGATACTGAATTTTGGTATGTTGGTGTTCATGATGAAGATGGGAATGAATTAGTCAGAGAAGATTATTCTATAGATAAAATTCAAGAAATTTATGACGAAAGACAAGATCCTCATGCAGCAAGATTTCCTATAGGTCTAGTATCTGATAAAAGGCCTGTAAGTTATACGGTTATACCGCATATTAGAGATAAAGGTTGGTTGGATAAGATTGAGAAACAACTGGATCCAAACTTAAAGTAAAGTAAATTATAACAGGATGCTATGAAAGACGAAACTATTTTTATACAAATTGCCTCGTATAGGGACCCAGAACTTCCAATTACATTAAAAAGCTGTATTGAAAATGCACACAGACCTGAAAATTTGAGGTTTAGTATTTGTAGACAATTTAAAGAAGGGGATAAATTTGATGAAATCCCTCTATATGAAGATGATGCAAGATTTAAAGTTGTTAACGTACCTTGGAAAGAAGCTAAAGGTGTTTGTTGGGCTAGAAATATTGTTCAAAATGAATATAACGGAGAGACTTATACTTTACAGTTAGACTCTCATCACAGGTTTGCACCTGGGTGGGATACACTTAGTATAGATATGGTAAAGCAGTTACAAAAAAAGGGTCATAAAAAGCCTTTACTAACAGCATACATTCCGTCATATAAACCTTCTAACGACCCAGATGGTAGAGAAAAGGATCCATGGTTTATGGAATATGATAGATTTATTCCAGAAGGTGCAATATTTTTCTTACCTTCAACTATACCTGATTGGGAAACAAGATTAGAACCAATGAGATCAAGATTTTATTCTGCTCATTTTTGTTTTACTTTAGGGCAGTTTTGTGAAGAAGTTCCACATGATCCAGATTATTATTTTCACGGTGAAGAAATTAGTATTGCTGTTAGAGCTTTTACTCACGGTTATGACCTATTTCACCCTCATAAAGTATTATGTTGGCATGAATATACAAGAGAAGGAAGAGATAAGCATTGGGAAGATCATGACGTAGATTCTGGTTCATCTGCAGGTTGGATTTCTGTAAATGATAAATGCCATTTTAGAAATAGGACCTTATTTGGTATGGATGATACCGACCCTGAATCAATTGATTTTGGTAAGTTTGGTTTTGGTAATCAAAGAACGTTAGAAGATTATGAAAGATACGCTGGAATTAAGTTTGATAGAAGAGGCGTTAAAGAGTATACCTGGCCTGAAAGATTAGAACCACCTACCCCGAATTATATTGATAACCCCGATATTTACCCAACTAAAGAAGATTGGTTAGATAGTTTCGGTCGTAACTGGTGTGTAGATATATGGATATCAGGAGACGATATTAATACACCCGAGCATGAAGATTGTGACTTTTGGGCAGTAACAGCTCATGATAAAGATGGTGAAGAGATATATAGAGAAGATTTAAATGAATGGAGACTTTCTGAAGAAAAAGCAAAAGAAAATGCAAGCTTTTTCTTAAAGTTTTGTTCTGATAAAGAACCAAGAACTTGGTGCGTTTTACCACATAGTAAAAGTAAAGGGTGGTTAGATAGAATAGGCCCTGTTGAATTAAGAACACCAAGATCAAAATACGAAATAGAAAACGGAATTTTTGCTGATGAATGAAGAACTACAAAGTAAATTAGCACCTTATAATACTTGGCAAGTAGAGAGAATATTTGATATTTCTTTACATAATGCTGGAAGAAAAAAAGATAATGAAGTTTTTTGTCTTTCAGTGGGTTCAATGGATGGTCATTTTCACGACACAATGGCGGGGTATATTTCGCTATATAGGTGGGGTGGGATGTTTATCGAACCTTTACCAGACGCATTTGAAGCTTTATCAAATTATTATAGAGAACATTTAAAAAATGATAAAGCTATTTTAGAAAATGTAGCAGTTTCGAATAATATAAGAGTCGAAACTATGTGTTATATACCTTGGAAAAAAATCGAAGAACTTGATTTAGATGTACCGTTAAAAGGAATGGCAAGTTTTATTCCTCCGGTAAATGGATTTGATTCTGATGAAAAGAGTAAAGCTCTTTTAGATGAACACGGCGAAATGTGTGAAGTACCGGTAGTAGTATTAGATAGTTTATTAGAAAAACATAATATAGAAAGAATAGATTATGTTACAGTTGATACTGAAGGCCATGATTATTGGGTCTTTGAAGGATTTAACTTTGAAAAATATAAACCTAAAGTAATTAAGTTTGAATTGTTTAACAGTGAAGACGGCAATTTAAAACAATTATTTGAACGTTTTGAAAATGCAGGGTATACATTAACCAATCAAGAAGGTTGTGATATCATGGCTTTTGAAAATGAACATTTAGAATTTTTAAAAAATAATAAAAGATGGCCTGAGGTTGAAAAGTTGGGACAGTGCGTAGAAAATACAGGTTATCGTTTAGATAAAGATGGTAATTATGTAGATGCCCCTGAAAATGTAGAATTAGGTGATGACGATTATCAAGAACCAGAACCTTATGTTTATCAAGAAGAGAAAACAGACGATAAACCTTCTCAGGTTTACTCTAACGAAGGACCATCAAAGACTACTATAGTTACTGGTATTTGGGATTTAAAACGAGATACCTTAGCGGATAGTTTTAAAAGACCGTTCTCTCATTATACGGATAAATTAATCGATCTTTTAAAAACAGACGCTCCAATGATTGTTTATGTTGACCCAGAATATGAAAGCCTAGTATGGGAACATCGATCAGAAGAAAATACGCAAGTAATTGCAAAAGCTGCAGAAGAATTTAAAACTTGGTTTGAATTTTTTGACCAAGTACAAAAGATTCGCTCTAACCCGGAATGGTATAATAAAGCATCCTGGCTCCCCGAAAGTACTCAAGCTGGGTTAGAGCTATACAATCCAATGGTAATGTCTAAGATGTTTATGCTTAATGATGCAAAAATATCTAACCCTTTTGATACTGATTATTTCTTATGGGTAGACGGTGCCATAACCAATACAATACACCCTGGGTATTTTACCCATGATAAAGTAATAAACAAAATTCATCATTACTTGCAGAAGTTTTTGTTTATTTGTTTTCCGTATGAAAACTATGAAATACATGGTTTTGATCACGATAAATTAAGAGAGTATTGTAATGTAGATAAAACAACATGGGTAGCAAGAGCTGGTATATTTGGGGGTCATAAAGATTACATTAGCGATGTTAATGGTCTTTATTACGATTACTTAAAAGCTACTTTAGACGAAGAACAAATGGGTACTGAAGAATCTATTTTTACCATTTTAACTTATAAACATAGCGATATAGTTGATCGTGTTATGATAAGAGATGATGGGTTGATAGAATGCTTTTTTGAAAATCTAAAAAACGATACCGTAGATTTAATAACCACAAAAAGAATAAGAAATCTTGATGATGTTAAGACCTATCTATACGTTATAACATATAATTCTCCAGATCAATTTTCTAGATTATGTGAAAATTGGGCTGAAAGAGAGAAATTTTTATATAATACAACAAAGATATTGTTGAATAATTCAACCGATTTAACAACTCAAGATGAATATGATCAATTATGTGAAACTTGGGACTTTACTCAATTTAAAAAAGATAATATCGGTATTTGTGGTGGTCGACAATGGGTCGCAGAACATTTTGAACAAACAGATGGAGATTATTATATCTTTTTAGAAGATGATATGTACGTCCATACAGATTGGAAAGGTACTTGCCCAAATGGTTTTCCTACATATATTCCTCAGTTGTACGATAAAGTTCATAATATTATGGAAAAGGAAGGTTATGACTTTTTAAAGTTTTGCTTTACCGAGTTTTTTGGAGATAATAGAGTGCAATGGGCTTGGTATAATGTACCTCAAGAGTTAAGAGAAAGTCATTGGCCAGAAAAGAAATATTTACCCGCAAATGGTTTAGATCCAAATGCACCTCTTACTAAATTCAAAGCTATAAAAAATGAAAATGGGCTAGCATATGCTGATGGTGAAATATTTTATTGTAACTGGCCTCAGATAGTTTCTAAAGAAGGTAATAAGAAAATGTTTCTAGAAGAAACTTGGGCTGCTCCTTTTGAACAAACTTGGATGTCATATATTTTTCAAGAGACGGTAAAAGGTAATATCAATCCTGCTATTTTACTTGCAACTCCTTGCTATCATGAAAGGTTTGATTATTATGACGCATCTGAAAGAAGAGAAAACTAAATAATGTTTCCTTATTAAATATTTCTAATGGATGTTAAGGTACTTACAAGCAATAACTTAGTAAGTTTAAGTGCTAATTATAGTTTAGACCAGCAGATTAACTTTTTAAAAAGCGAAAAAAATAGTTATCATGGTGTAGATTTTACGCTAAATGCATGTCTATCAGGTACTAAAGATACGTCTACTAACAAATATTCAAACTTTTATCTATCGAATAGCGAAAAATATAAAAACATTTTAGAGTTAGATAATTTAGATGTTCCTGACGATTATAAATTTGTTACTTATATTACAGTAACTGAAGCACCTACAACTTATCTTGCTGTGGGTAATAGCATTATTAATAATTCTGCTCAAGTTAATTTTACCGATTCATTATCTGACAATTCATATTTTTTAATAGAATTCAATTTTGATAACGAAACATGTTACATTTCAAATTCTAAAGACGTAACAAGATATCTTGGATTTGATTATATAAACAGTCAGTTTGTTTTTCTTTCTAGTAAAAGTGATGATTTAAGTTTGTTTAATTATGTTTATGATAAAGATAACCAATCGATTGTCTTCTCTAAAAAATTATACGATAAAGTAAATTATCTTTATTATGATCAAACTTCTAATTTATTATCTTTTAGAAATGCGTTATCCACTACTTCGTTTACTCCTTTTAGATATAAAAACGTATTCAAATTAAGGAAAGATTATTTTAATCTCTCTAATTCTTTATCAAGTTCAAATTACGTTTACAAACAATCTTTAGATAAAACTCAACTACAAGTTGACTCTCTAAAAAGTACTAATGATTATAATTCAAATTTCCTTTTTAATAATGAATTTTATTCTATAAACCCTTACCAGCAAGCTAATTTAGATATTAATCTTTTAAATTTAAAAAATGAAAAGACTGTTAATAATGAACAGTCCGAAGGTGGGGTGTTTTTTAACGAACCGGCATTTAAGCACAGATACTACGATTCTTTATTTACAGGTGTAAATCAAGAAAAGGGAAATTATAATATTGGTTTAGGTTATGCAGGCTATTCAATTTCTAAAGTTTTTTACGCTGATAGTTTAAATTACTTTCATATACCTTTCAATATATACCCTTACCAAAAATTAAATGTAAATGATTCATCTTTAGTAATATCGGGGTCTATACCGAGTGATACACCATATTATTCAGATAAAATATTCAAAACTTTAAATGACTATTTATCTAGTTCTCCCTTTGGTAACGTTTCAGATACACAGACCGGTGCGTATCTTTGCACTTGGTTATCCGGAGGTGACGACCCAAATCAACCAGGATTGTGGGTAGATAGATATTATGACCCAGCACAAATTTCTTACTATGAAGCTTTAACAGAAAGCTCTACTGCTTTGTTTCCTGACACTAATTTCGATCAAGTTAGTTCTAACGTAGGCTTTGATGACGTTAATTATGATTTATTTGACAAAATTAGCGACTTAACTTTTGAAGAAGGGGCTCTTTATGCTTACCATCATATTGGTAATGATAATTGTCAATCATTTGTTAATGGTTTATCGTCAAAATTAATTTTTGATAACTTTGAAAGATATTTTAACAAATTTTATATAAAGCAGGATTTTGATAAAGAAATTTTATTTGATGGAAATTATTTTGCTAAAGCTTTAGAAGGGAGTTTAGATGATTTATCAACCTACGATAATTTTTCAGTTACGTTTGATATGTATAATGAAGACTGGACCAAACCTTTTGGTTCACAAATAGTAGGTAATTATACAAATAGAGGATATGGTATATACAACTATAGGAGAATAACTCCCCATTCATTAACTTTTTATCTTAAAGATATATTCATTTACAATACTTTTGGAACACTACTAAGAACTATTAATCATGATGCGACAATTATTAACATACAAAAATTACAACCTAACGGTGACTTTTTAGTTTTTGATTCTGCTGCATTTGTAACGAAGTATAACTATATAGGTACTAAATTAGAAAAAAGAAATTTAGATTTTATAGAAAATAATCAAAATGTATCTTTTTATTCGTTTGGAAAATATGTTTTCATATTGAACGGTTCTGATTGGTATAGATTAGATTCTACAAGTTTGGAAAGCGAATCAGGTGATGATTTAACATATGACGTAAAAAGATTAGGGGATGAATATAGTTCAATCGCAGTAAAAGACAATACTGTTTGTTTACTATCTGGTTTTAACCCTAAGTTTATAGGTAATGATGTTTATTTTTATACCGAAAAAGTACTAAAATATTTTAACATTACCAATGATAGTTTAAGAGATAAGATTGAAGTAGAAATATTAAACGATTATACTTTTGATAATAACGGTGTATTTTATACGATTTTTGATCAGAATAAATTTGCTGTTATAGACCAATACGATACTAATATTACTGATACATTTCCTGAACTATCTGCTAATAAGGGAGCAAGATTTGTTTCATTAAGCACAGTAACTGGAAATGAACAATCATTTGGTAAAGGTATAGATCTTATAAGCGAATTTTATAACGGTGAATTGGTAGATAATTTTCTAACTGTTTTTAGTTTAAGTTCTAATGGATCAACTAACCCAGAAACATCGATAAATCTTCCTTTTTATACAAGATGCAAAACAGACTTTTCTGAAATAAGTAGCGTTACTGATGGTAATTTCACCACAACAAATCAAGCTTACGATTTGTTGAGAAATATTAATAACTATAACTACGTGCTAAACAATTTTGATGACGGTAAAAATTTAAATGTAATATTGAGGTTACCTTTAATTTATGACGTACAAACATACGAAGAAGCAACTTTAACTTACCCGTTATCAAATATAAGCCCAGGTTATCACAATTTTACAACATCTTTAGATACAACAAAAGGGTTGTTTAATTTATTTGTTGATGGTAAGTTAGTAGACACTTACGGATTTCAAAATACAAAATATAGTTACGGTACTATTTTTGACAACACTTTTTATATTGGGACAGAACCCAGTTATGGTAATAATAAACTTAATGAAAATTTGGAAGACGTAAATTATTATAATTATGGTAACTTTACAATAAAAGATTTTTACATTTATAATATACCGCTATATATTTACGACGTTGCTAATATTATAAGATCAAAAAATAAAATTCAAAATCTTTCTTTTGAGTTGCCTACAGGAAAAAGAAACTATGTAGAACAAATTGAAAGAACGTTTAAATTTAGATTACCAGGAAGGAAAAGCAATTTATTTAACGTGAAAATTTTAGATACAGGTATTACAGAAGAAAGCTTACAACTCGATATATCAAATAATATTATTGAATCAATTAAGGAAGTGATTCCTGCTAATACTAAGTTAAATAAAGTTAATTGGGAAATAGAATGATAAACATTTCTACAGAATTTACTAATTATGGGTACACATTTAACAGAACTTTAAGCTCTGTCATTCAATTACCTTTTGAAGAAAATGAAATATTATTAGGTGTTAACGAATTAGTAAACGGCTATAATTTTAATTCTAGCGTAGATAAACTTCAATCTAATTTAATGTACCTTTATTCGGTATCTAAATTAGCTAATCCAGATTTACCGCAATTATATGAAGGGTTTATAGGCACTGCATGTATAGAATGCCCTAAAATGGAAGTATCTATAAAAAACTTTACACCTTATACTAAAGCAGTTGAAGCAAATGATAATGAAAATTTGGATGAAATGCCGTATTTTTATTTGTCTGATCATGAAAATAATTCCTATATAATTGCTTATGACTATAACGGGGTTAACCCTATTACAAATGATCTTAGAGGGGATTTAATTACAATTGATTTAACTTTAGGACAATATTCAGGAGATCTTTTAGCTACTTATGGTACACAACAAGCCTTAAGTGCATATTTTCAAGCAAATTCTTTTAGATATAATTCATTATATGGAGGTACAAATAGTTGGCCAGTATTAGAGTTGTCATCATTCTCAGAAGGTGGTATATTTTTTGGTGGTCAAAATTTTTCAATTTATGGGAGTCTTTTCAATAATACACCCGCTACATTAAAACTCCAACAAGGGTTGCCTAGTTTCGGGTTTAAAAGATTTGAAAATATTAATACCGAATCTTTAGTTACTACAACGGTAAACAAAGAATTTAATTATCTTACGTCTCTTTCTATAGGACCCGGTACGTTATCTGGTTATGAAAGTCTTTTTTGCGTTAGCCTTTCAACTATTTCCGCTTTAAGTGCTAAAACAAATTCTTCGCTTTCTGAAGATTATACTTTTGTAAACGTAAGTTCAAGTGTAGGGGTTAATAACGAATTAGGATTTTTAGGGATAAATGGTTCTGCATATAATAATGGTTCATTATATGTTTCAGATGAAGGTAATAATGGTGTTTATAGGATAAACGTTAATGGATTTGTTAATGAAGACAACATAAGAAGTTACCCTGATCCTAAATTCTATGAAACCGAAATTATAGGAGGGTTTGGTGGTATAAGAGATAATTATTCTTTCAATAGACCTAAAGTTTTACAATATTATAAAGACGAACTTTACGTGCTTGATCAAGGAAATCTTTGTATAAAAATATATGATAAAGATCTAGGTTTCGTGCGAAATATTAGAAAGTCTGCATTTTATAAAAACAACCCACCAGCGGCTATAAAGTTATATAACGACAAATTTTATTGGTTAACCACTAGTGGTATAATGTATACTTTAGATTCTGATTTGAATCCAATAACTTCTAAACAATTATATAACTTTCAAAACTCAGAAGAGTTTGTAGATTTTATAGTTGATGAATCTATTGATTCAATTTTCGTTGCTACCAAATTAAACTTATACAAATACTTTTTTTCTAACTTAGAATACATAGGTCGTTTTAATTTAAAGAATAATAAAATAGAAAATGTTTATATTAACTTTATAACGCAAATTAATACTAACGACGAATCTCAATTATATGTTTATGTTAGAAATAATAATGCAGGTGGTTTCTTAATTTTTAATGAAGATAAAAATTATCTTAATTTACTTTCTAATTATAATTTTGATGTATATGGTATAGAAGATATTAAAGTCGATAAAAATGAAAATGTATCAAATTTTAGTTACAATAAAAGCATTATTAAACTTTTAGGTAATAATTTACAATTCAAAAACTTTATTTCTAACGTAGTTACTGTTTCGCTTTTAAGGGACGGTGGTATTAGTTTTGATGGTGTAAGATATTTTGATGACGAAGATTTATCTATTTTAGATTTTGAACCCTCATTAAACAATTTTATCGGTACAAATGAAATATTTTCAAGAACTGTTGTTAATAGAGTTCTAAAAGAAATATACGATTATCAAATTGAGTTAGTTAATTTGTTTAAAAACAAAGTTACACCTCCTCCGTCGCAGGTGAACATTTTATCACCTACTTTGGACGGATTAATGTTGGAAGATTTTCCAGGTAACGCTAACGGTTATTATAGACTTGAAAATGGTGATGATAATAGAGACGCTGTATTGTTAGAAAATGAAGTTTTAAAACAGCAACCTGTAGAATTACCTGAACCACCACAACCAGAACCCGAACCTGAACCTGAACCAGAAGAAACTGAATGTGAATGTTATGTTACTATAGATAGTACAGACTGTATGTTTAATGATCTACCAGATACTTGCAACCCACCATATAGTCTAATAGATTTAGATAATTTCAATAAAGAAGAAACGGTTCAAAAAGAATTTGTTTTCCCAGAAGATTTCCCTACTGGTGAACTTTTAGGTTCAAGATATATTATTGCAGGTGATTCTAGTGTAGAAGATTACACTGTAACCATTGACGGTTATATAAAAAGATATTCCTCTGGTTGGATTCATATACCAATGAATACTTCCACCGACAGTTATTATATTAATATAAATGGTGAAAGAATAAAGAAAAACGGTGAACAATTTTATTTTGCAGATATAGCAGATTTAACAGATATGGATCGAGCTATTACTTATTTTGAGCAACAAGAACAAATAGCTATAGATAAGCTTAAAGATGAAATGAAGGACGCTGGTATACCTTTAGCAGTGGACCCAACCACTATAAATTCAGCTACAGGTAATACAAGAGAAATAATTTATAAGTTAGATGAAAGTAAAAAGTTGGGTGTATTATCTTATGTTTCAAAAAATTTAGATGTTATAAATTATTTCGGTGATGTCATAGATGTAGGTTACAAATCGTTTAAAACAATAAACGTTAACAATGGGTTAGTTTATAATAATACGGTATTTGGAATGTACTTAGTTCCTACTCCTGAAAAAAATATTGGCGAATGGACTTACGTTGGTATAGATTGGACAAGTTATAATTATAATATTCAAGATAGATGCACATCAGCTGAATTGAAAGACTTTTTTGTTTATTTTAAATTTAATGCAGTAAAAGGTTCTAATGATATACCTCCTTTAGATAGTTATACTAAAACTGAACTTTTAGATTATTTTGAAAACCCTGAAAAAACGACAAATCAAACATATCAAATAACTTATAAAGGGTTAAACGAAAGGAACGACCCTATTAAAGTTTCGGATGATAAAAAGAAATTGTCATTTTTAGATAGTAGAGATCCCGATATTAATTCTACATTTACTATAGAATCTGGTGATGCGATATTTTCAGATGATGGAAACTCTATTATAGGAAATTCTGTGGTAAATATAGTTTTTAATTGGGATGATGATCCTAATGTAGCTGGACGTTCCGTTGAAGAAATATCTATTTTAGATACTTCATGGGAAATAACTGCATCTTCAAAGGGTACAATCAAGAAAGAAATATTAATACCAGCTGGATTTAAAGTAGAAGGTAAAGTATATGATGTTAATGGTTGCTTACTTTATACTTTAAGTGGACCTGAAAAAGAACAAACCGAAATTAGAAAAGGTCAGTCTGGTGGTATAATTAAACCAGGGGTAATAATAGACCCTCAAGATCTAAAAGACTTACAAGATCAATTGAAAGATGACCCTGATTTTGATTTATCGGTTATAGGTGTGCAAAATAGCGACGGTGACGGTATTATAAACCCATTTACAGGTGAGTCAGCTTCTCAGGGTTCGGGACAATCTAAATCAAGTGATACAAAGAAACCAAATACACCCTAAATAATATTATGGCAGGAAAAAAAATATCAGAACTTAATCCTTTATTAGCAAATCAAATTAGAAATGACGATTTGATAACATTAGTCGATTCATCAGAAACTGTCATTACAGACATTAATAAAAAGGTTACGATAGAACAATTTAATGATTTCTTAAAAAATAGGTCTTCAGTATTTCCTATATCTTTTCAACCTTCTTTTATAGAAACAAAAGCATATGGATTAACAGTATCGGGACAACAAAATCAAACAAGAGATATTACCGGTACAGTAAGTAATAAAACTGTTAACATTGCAGATATAAGTACATTAAAATTTGATAAGTATGGTAGAGTTTGGGATATAGTAACAGAAGCTTCTTCAGAAAATATTTTATTAGGTAGCGGTACTGCAGCAAGTTTTTATAAAGGAAATATAGAAAACACCAATGAAGCTGGACCTAGTTCTTTTGATAATGTTAATACACCGATTAATAGAAATATAGGTGGTTATTTTAATAGGGATAGTTTTTATAATCCCGGTGCAAATGCAACTTTAATAAATTATTCCGACGGCAGAACAGGTGACGTATTTTGGAATCATTTGTTTAATCAAACATACGAAACTTACGACACCACCACTATTGAAATAAATTACACACATAGTGATACGGATACAAATTTTAAACCCCAACCGGGTAACGTTATTATAGAAATAGATTGGAAAAATAGTCAAGTATATGGCACAGGTTCATTACCTTATTATGATAGTACAAGTGGTGCAATAAACTTTCCGATATTATTTACTAAAACTAATATACCTAATGCAAGTTTTATTTTTGAAGGAATCATACAAGGTGCAACAAACAAACTTTGTGTTCCAAAACTATTAATTGATGGTTTAAACAAAAAAATAACAGGGTTACCAATTTATACTATTATTGATTCTGCTAATAATGTTATTACCAATCAATCTGTAGCTGTTAACGTTTCAATTACTAGTACATGAGTAAAAAAATCTCACAACTTACAAAGTCGACTTTTTCAGAAGTTACCCCTGATGATTTAATTTTATCTGCTGGTTTAAGTGTTCCTGAAGATTTAGTAAATGAAAATCTTTCTGAAATTGATTTAAAAGGTGCTAGAAATATTAACAGTGACGACAATTATAAAATTACAGTAAATGAATTTTGCAAATATTTTAGAGCAAAAAATACATATCAATTAAAAGAAAAATATTTTAATTTTGATAATGTAAAAAGTTCGGTTTCAAATAATAACGTTGAAAAGAAAGATTTAGAAAGCTTAACGTTTAATGAATTCGGTATAGTAACAGATTTAACTTTAAAAGATGGTACCGGAAAAGTTACTGATACTATAGCAGGTACTTTTTTATCAACCCCGTCTACTAAAGAATGGCAAGGTTACTTTGATAAAACGGTTGACTCAGAACAGTCTGGTCAAGTTATTGGAGGTACTATTGGGTCTTGGTTAGGTCTTTTTGATAAATCTTATTCGTCATATAAAAAGACTATTATTAATTATACGCAAGCAAGAAATGATTCTACAGGTAATAACTTATTTGATGTATGTAAACATAAAATTATTATTTTTTGGGATCATGGAAATACAAAATCTATTTTAGCGTGTGCTTCTGGTCAATACCCTGCACTTGAGGGGCCAAGTGCTTTACCTTTAAAATATAATACCAAAACATATTTGATAAACGATTTATTTATACCTCAGAAAGACGACACTTTTAGCAAAAGTGCTGGCGATGAATATAAAGTATTATTAGAAATAGACGTAGCTAATTCTAAAATTAATAAATTACCCTTACCTTCATATTTAGGAAACGGTCAAGAAACGGTTGCCGTTTCTATGACAGTTGAGTCTTTTGTATAAATAATATCAAATGGATTGTTCAACGGTATTACCTGTAAGCTCTTTTTATTCTACTAATCTTAACAATAAGATTTGTAGTTATGACAGGTTAGCTCAGAGAATTTCAAGAACTTTAGGAGCACCTTTAATTAATATTGAAGTTCATCAAGACAATTTATATGAAAATATAGGTATAGCTGTAGAAATGTTTACTAAATTTGCTGGTTATACCCGCGAATATTTGGTTTTTGATTCTGCTCTTTATGAAAGAGGCCCGGGGATTAGATTAGATGTTCTAATGACCGCGAAAAGAACAGAGAATTTAATTGATAATGATGTATTATTAAATCCAAATTTTTCATACTTATATCCTGATAAATGTGGTACTAGTTTTGCCCCTTTATACGGTATAGGTAAAATGATTATAGGTGAAACTGCTAACCCTTATATTTTTGAAGTTGGGGAAAATTTAAAACCTGATCAATTATATCTAAATCAATCTTTTGATTATCTTTTAGATGATTATAGAAAGGTTATTGATATAAGAGGGTTTGAAATTGGTTCATCTGACGGTGTTAATACATTATTTACCATTGAACAAACATTGGCTCAGCAAACTTATTTTAGTTATTCGATGGGTAACTATGGGTTTGACTTAGTTAGTTGGTATGTGTTAAAGAACTGGTTGGATACGAGAGAGCATGTATTAGCTTTACGAAAAAGCGTTAACTTTAATCAACGTACACAATACATGCAAATGTACCCCGAACCAGGAAGTGAAAGATTCTGGGGTATATTAGAATGTTATGTAGAACAACCTATACAATGGGTAATAAAAGAGCCTTGGGTATATCAATATGCATTAGCATTGACTAAAATAAACTTAGGGAGAGTAAGAGGCAAATACAGCAACGTGCAGCTCTTTGGTGGTGGTGTATTGAATTATGATATGCTACAAGAAGGTAGAGAAGAAAAAGCTAAATTAGAAGAAGAATTATATACTGGAGCTTCACCAGGATTGAGCGATGCAGAACCTCCATTGTTTTTAATTGGCTAATTTTTAAATAGGTTTGTGCCAGACTTCATATGCTTTCGCAATAGTAATTTTCTTTGTGTAGGTTCTCCTTGCGGTGGTTCTCATTTTGTAAATCATGTACTCAATGAAATGGGCATTAAATGTGATATAGAGACAGTCCGCCCGGGGCAAAGTTTAGTAATGTGGGCATATGCTCCGGGGTATAATGCATCTTTACCCGACAATGTTAAGAACCCACCAGAAGAATTATTAGAAAAAAATTATAAATGGGCTAAACATACATATGATTATGTTATTCATTACACAAGACATCCATTAAAATCTATTCCTTGCTTACAAGAGGAAATGTGCGCAGTAAAAAAAGATTTAGACGAAGAATATTTTAATATTATGCGTAAAGGAGTGTTTAATGGTCTTAAAAAAGCTAATTGGGATTTTATGACCCCACCATGGCAAAATTTAAAGTTAAACAGAGTGGAATATGTTTTAGACTTTTGGGTTAAATGGCATAAAATGATTCTTTTAAAAAAGCCAGATATAACTATAAAGGTAGAAAACTTAAAAGATGAAATTTATAAATTTGTAAAAGATAAAACGCAATGTAAAAACAATGCTGAACTAGATACTTCTGTTCAACATAATACAGGTTCACGAAGAAAAACTATGGGTAGACCTACCGAAAATAAAGAAATGGAAATTTTTATCCGAGAAATGCTTCCTAAAATTAATATACAGTTACTACAAGAAGTAGTTAAGTTGGGAAACAAATTCGGATATGAGTTTCCTAATGAAGTTGTATTAAAGTGTAAGCATTTTAAATAAAAATATGGCTACGGGTAAGTTTAGACAGGGTGTATTTAAACCAAGACACAGAAACAAATACAGGGGAAAAGATTACCCGATTTATAGATCTGGGTGGGAATTAAAATTTTTTAGATGGTGTGATTTAAATGAAAATGTTACTGCTTGGGATAGTGAGTGTGTTATTATTCCGTATTTGAATCCTCTTACAGGAAGAGTTCAAAGATATTTTGTTGATGGGTTAGTTACCATAAATGAAACAAATGGACCTAAAACGTACTTGATAGAAATAAAACCATCTAAACAAACCCAACCCCCAAAAACTAAAAAATACCAAAAAAGAAAAACTACTCTTTACGAACAAAAAACGTATGTTCAAAATAGAGCTAAATGGGATGCTGCAGAAAAATGGGCTAAGAAAAAAGGGGTAGAATTTAAAATTTTAACCGAAAAGGAATTAGGAGTATAATGTTATTAGATTACGACGAATTAGTAGAAAAATATAAAATGAATGTTACCGGTGTTATTCATATCGGTGGTCATCATGGTAGTGAATATGATTTGTATAAAAAATATGATTCAATTAAACATATTCTTTTTTTTGAGCCTGACTTAGATAGCTTTAAAATTCTATCTGAAAAAGTTGATGGGGATGACAAAGTTATATGTGTTAATAAAGCTTTGGGACCGTTTATTGGAAAAACAAAATTTCATCGAAGCAAAGATAATTTAGGTCAAAGTAATTCATTAATGAAACCTGATTTACATGCAAGACAATACCCGCATATTGTCTTTACTGAAGAAATTGAAATAGGTTTTGATAATTTAGATAGGTATGAACCGAGTAAAAAATTTAACCTTATTAACATAGACGTTCAAGGGTTCGAACTAAATGTTTTTATAGGCGCTAAAAAGACTTTAAAAAATATAGACTATATAATCGCTGAAGTAAACAGAGATGAACTATATGAAGGTTGTGCTAGAGTTGAAGAGTTAGATGCTTATTTGGGTGTATATGGCTTTACAAGAGAAGAAACATCTTGGGATGGAATATCTTGGGGAGATGCATTTTACCGTAAAAAATCATAGAAAGTATAAATATTATCAGACATGTCTTATAAACTATTAGTTGAAACACCTGCTTCAAAAGAAGACTTTGAGTACGTACTTGAAGAAAGCGGTAAAGATGGTAAGAAAAATATGTACATCAAAGGCCCTTATATGATGGCCGAAGAAGTTAACCGTAACAAACGTTATTATCCTACCAATGAATTGAAGCGAGAGATCGAAAGATATAAGAAAGATATGATCCGCGAAAATAGGAGTATGGGTGAATTAAACCACCCTACAACTGCAGAAGTAGATCTAGAACGTGCATGTCATATGGTAACAGACATATGGCAAGAAGGTAACATGTTTTACGGTAAGTCTAAAGTGCTTTCAACCCCATGCGGACAAATAGTAAAAAGTTTAATTAATGACGGTGTAAAAGTTGGTATGAGTTCAAGAGCTTTAGGACAACTTACACCGGTAGAAGAAAAAGCTGGTGTTAGTAAAGTCACCGATATGAAGTTGGTAGCGGTAGATTGTGTTTCCGATCCTTCTTGTCCAAAAGCCTTTGTAAATGGCATCTTAGAAAGTAAACAATATATTTTAGATCAAGATGGAAAATTCGTAGAAGCTTATGACACTTTTGAAGAAAAGTTAGAAACCCTACCTACAAAAGAGTTGGATTCGTATTTAAGAGATCAAGTACTTGACTTTTTAGATAAAATTGGCTCTAAAGCATAAATAATAGATATATGTCACAACGTAAAGAAATAGCAAAGTTTTTAAAAAATGTTTCCATTGGGGAATATAAAAACGCACACGACAATTTACGTACAGTAGTTGAAGACAAACTTAAGCTGAAAATTAAAAAGGCAGCTAACAAAAGAATTTTTTAAAATGGACAAAATAACTGATATACTCCAGGAAAAAGCCAGTGGTATTCTTACAGAGGATACATTAAAGCGAATTGAAGATGCTTTCAACAAAAAGGTTGCCCTTCACGTTGAGTCAGCACTAGTAAAACAGGATGATGAATATAGCGCCAAGTTAGAGCATTTGCTCGAGGCCATTGACGTCGACCACACAAGCAAGCTGGACAAGGTTATCAGTGCCATTGATAAGAACCACGGTGAAAAATTAATTTCAGTGGTTGAGAAGTATAGCAGAGCTATTAATGAAGAAGCTACTACTTTTAAGAGCGACATGGTAGGACGCGTTAGCAAATACCTTGATCTGTATCTTGAGAAATTAGTACCGCAGAAACAAATTAACGAAGCGGTTAAAAACAGAAGATCTAATAAGGTTTTACATGAAATGAGAAGAGTGTTAGCGGTTGATGCTGCTTTACAGAAGAATAGCATTAAGGACGCAATCTTAGATGGTAAAACAAGAATTGATGAGTCTGTTGAGCAATTAAACGAATCTACAGCAATCGTAGAACGTTTAGAAAGAGAAAATGCATTTCTTAGAAGTAAGTTAACCTTAGAAGAAAAGGTAGCTGACTTACCGGAAGATAAAGCTGCATTTTGTAAGAAGGTACTTCACGGTAAATCACAAAGATTTATCAATGAAAACTTCGATTATACGTTGAAGATGTTTGACAAAAATCATGAAGAGCATCTTGAAGTTTTGCATGAGCAAGCCAAAACGCAAAACACGGTAACTAAAGATGTTGACCGACCAATCATTGAAGAGAGTGTAGAAGCTCCTACTAATGAATTTGAAGATCACGCACCTTTAGGATCGTATATGGGCGAGCTTAGCAAATATTAATAATCGAATTTTTTCGAAAAAACAAAGAATTTCTAGTACACTATTGTACTATACAAACCCACATAATTAAGTTATGAAATCTATCAAACCCACACAGGCTTATATCGATCAAGATAGAGCCGCGGCATTGTTAGAGAAGTGGACTCCAGTATTGGATTACTCTTCTGATAACGTAGCTGCCATCGAAGACGATCACACTCGTCTTAATACGGCAATGCTCCTGGAGAACCAGGAAGCATGGTGTTTGAATGAGGCGAATAACGTTTCTGGTGGTACTGGTTCTGTTTTGTCTAATGGCGGAAACAACATTGGTCAATACGGTAATCAGATCCCCAACTCGTACACGCAGGGTGATACTTACGCAACTGGTGATTACCGTTTGCCTAAGATTCTCATCCCGATGATTCGTCGTACATTCCCAGAGTTGATCACTAACGAAATCGTTGGTGTTCAGCCTATGAGCGGACCTGTTGGCTTAGCATTTGCTTTGCGCTACAAATATGATACCGATGCCTTAGGTAACGGTATTGACGGCATACCTCAATCTACTGCTACCGAGAACGCAACTGCTGGCTCTGGTATCAAGAAGGGTAACGTCGCTGGTGGTGTTGACGGCAAAGAACTTGGCTATCAGATGTTAGATACCCGTTTCACAGGTACATCTTCTGGTCAGTTGTCCGGTCTTGGTGCTGGTACAGACTTCCCATTCGTCGATCAGGACGGTGGTGTTGCAAGATTGCTTGCTAACTTCGAGTTAACAGGTAAGATTCCTCAGGTGCTAGTTAGTTTCGAGAAAACAGCTGTTGAAGCTGGTACTCGTAGATTAGCAGCTCGTTGGTCTGTTGAGTTAGAGCAGGATCTTAAGAACATGAATGGTATTGATATCGATACTGAGCTCACAAACGCTATGTCTTATGAGTTACAGGCTGAAATCGACCGTGAAATGTTAATGAGAATGATCCAGGTCGCTCTTGACAACGGTACAGGTAATGGTTATTCTGTATGGGCTCCTCAATCAGCCGATGGTCGCTGGTTAGTTGAGCGTAACAGAGACTTCTACCAGAGACTCATTATTCAGGCAAACAGAATCGCGATTAGAAACCGCCGTGGTGCAGCTAACTTTGTTGTTGCAACACCTCGTGCAGCTGCTATTCTCGAGATGTTACCTGAGTTTCAATGGGTACCGGTACAGGGTAACGTTAATACACAGCCAGTCGGTGTTGCTAAAGTTGGTAACCTCGGTGGTCGTTTCAACGTTTACCGCGATACTCGTACTGAAGCTCAGTTTGAGCAGAACGCTGGTTACATTTCGCAGCCAGATCAAGGTACATATATCCCAACTGCAGCACGTACAACACGTGTTGAGTATACGTTGCTTGGATATAAAGGTCCTGAGTTTTACGACACAGGTATTATCTACTGTCCGTACATTCCTGTTATGGTTCAGAGAACAATTGGTCCTAACGACTTCTCGCCACGTGTTGGCTTGTTAACCCGTTATGGTGTTGTTGACAACATCTTCGGTGCTAACTTGTATTACCACGTTGTGATCTTGAAGAACTTGGGCGATGCGTTCACACCAGGTTCACAGGCCGTTTACTTCTAATCGAAGTACACACATTTGCAAAGCCCTCTTCGGAGGGCTTTTTTTATGTTTACAGAAAAATTAACAAAGAAGAATAAATAATTACATGGCTTTCAATACGAACGAAATTATTGCTTTTAATCACAGTTGTTACTCAGCAGGCGAAGACACGACATCTGAAAACATCGTACCGCCACCCTCACCAGCAGGACCTTTGAGTGGTTATGCTATTTCTCCAGGTGCCCCAGCAAACTTTTATAACCTGAACTATTCTATCTCAGGTCAGAACATGGACATCGTAGTAAGAAGATTTGGTGATCAAGGTACTAACAACCCTCATGGTGGTAATGCTAAGATCGTTGGTGTTCTATATGATAGAAATGGTAGCACAGCATTACATACAGCCTCTGCAGTACATTTAGAAAGCCCCTACAATGGTACAAGTTCGACAATAACATGTAAGTTACCATCAGTAAGATCTACTAACACTGTAATAGCAACGATTGATGAAAATAATTTAACAGTTTATTATCACTTAAGTTCAGCAGGAG